TCAGGCGGCCTTCTTCTCCTGGTGACGGTTTGGGGCGACGCCCTGGTTGTCGCTTCGATCCGGGTTCAGGTGCACAGCATGTACCCGCTGCCAGTTGCGCGTGGGGCCTTTCCATCGCAGCGGGTTGCGTTGCCGTGCAGTTTCATAAAGCGCCGCCCGTCGATCCAGAATGTCCTGGTCGAGGTTGGCGTGGCGCTGCGCTGGCGTCACGAACCGGATCGCGCTGTGACGATGTTCGTGGTTATACCAGCGACCAGCGCGCCCACCCAGGTGCGCGCGGCGAGCAGGGTATCGAAGCCTTGAGCGGGTAAGCGGCCGGTACTTCAGGGTCTTGAACAGCGACTCGGAATATGGGTTGTCGTTGCTCACGCCCGGGCGACTCAACGACGGCATGACGCCCAGCGCCTGGAGGGTGGCGAGCATCGTCGCGCCTTTCATCGGGCCGCCGTTATCCGAATGCAGAATCACCTGGTTGGGCCGTATCGCTTCGCGCGCGCAGAGGTCCCTGAGGACTTCGCTGGCCAGTACGCTGCTTTCCTCGGCATAGACCTGCCAACCGACGATCTTGCGACTGAAGACATCCAGAAATAGGTACAGGTAAAAATACTGTCCACGGATCGTCGTCGGCAAATACGTGATGTCCCAGGAATACAGCTGGTTCGGCGCGTCGGCACAAACCGAACGCGGTTTGCTGCGAGCGTGGGCCGGCCGTTCGCTGCGCCGGTGGGCGAGTTGCTTCTCGGCCTCAGTACCCGGTAGAACGTCGATTCCGAGGCGATATAGCGTTGTTGGTCTGCCAGCCGCGGCACGATCTGGCTTGGCGGCAGATGACCAAACTCGGCCGAGTTCGCGACTGCCAGAAGCTCGGCGCGTTCCTCGGCAGAGAGCTTATGGCGCGGCTCGTGGTGCCGTAACGAGCGCCCGTCCACCGCGCCAGGTTCGCCTCGCTGCCAGCGCTGAACTGTGCGAGCGCTGAGCCCCAGAATCTTGCACGCACGCGCGACTGCCAGAAGCTCGGCGCGTTCCTCGGCAGAGAGCTTATGGCGCGGCTCGTGGTGCCGTAACGAGCGCCCGTCCACCGCGCCAGGTTCGCCTCGCTGCCAGCGCTGAACTGTGCGAGCGCTGAGCCCCAGAATCTTGCACGCACGCGCCTGCCGAGCCCCGGCCAGGGTCGCCTCGTTGATGAGACCGATCAATGCCTTGCGCTCTTCAGGGGCCGTCATTCGGCCTCGTCCCCGAGGAGCGCGCGGTACTTTTTTTGCAGCACCAGCAGCGCCGCCGCTTCGGCCAGCGCCTGCTCCTTGCGCTTGAGCTCACGCTGCAGTTGCACATTGGCTGCTTCAGATCCCGTACCTCCTGGGCGCTCTCACGTCGGCTAGCGGCTGCGCCGCCGGCGCAAAAATCCGCACGCCACTGCACGAGATGATGCGCAAACAGGCCGCGCTCCCGACACCAGCCGTTCAATGCTTCGTCCACCAGGCCGTGGCTCTCCTGCAAGGCCATCAGGCGTTCTTCCAGCGACCAGTCCTCCGGACGTCTTGCGTGTCCAGAACTCGAGCTCCGGTTCGCGGCGGCGGTGCCTCTCATCCAGTTCCTTAATGTCAGTACGTTCACGTTCAATTCGTCAGCCACGGCGCCAACCGTTCGGCTCCCGCGCTGCAGGACCTTCGACAGCGCCTGCTCCTTGAACTCAACAGAATACGTTTGTTTCGTCTTCAACTTGTACCTCTGACTCTTCTTGATAAGAAAGTTCAGAGGCGACAACTACTATGACGCCAACCGTTCGGCTCCCGCGCTGCAGGACCTTCGACAGCGCCTGCTCCTTGAACTCAACAGAATACGTTTGTTTCGTCTTCAACTTGTACCTCTGACTCTTCTTGATAAGAAAGTTCAGAGGCGACAACTACTATGACGCCGGGGGGACCGGCACCGGATGCTCTCCAGCAAGGCATCCGCCGAGCCTGGGCGCTGGCGCACCAGTCGCACGCCGTACCTGAAGGCGATCATGGATTGCCTGTCGCCGACCTCGCCGGTCGAGCGCGTGGTGTTCATGAAGGCCGCGCAGCTCGGCGCGACCGAGATGGGCTCGAACTGGATCGGCTACGTGATCCACCACGCCCCAGGGCCGATGATGGCGGTGTGGCCGACCGTGGAGATGGCCAAGCGCAACTCCAAGCAGCGGATCGATCCGCTGATCGAGGAGTCGGCGGCGCTGGCGGAACTGATCGCACCGGCGCGCTCGCGCGACTCGGGCAACACCATCCTGGCCAAGGAGTTCCGGGGCGGTGTGCTGGTGATGACGGGCGCGAACAGCGCGGTCGGCCTGCGTTCGATGCCGGTGCGCTATTTGTTCCTCGACGAGGTGGACGGCTATCCGCTGGACGTCGAGGGTGAAGGCGATGCGATCTCGCTGGCCGAAGCCCGCACGCGCACCTTCGCCCGGCGCAAGATCTTCATCGTCTCGACGCCGACGATCTCGGGGGCATCTGCCATCGAGCGCGAGTACGAGGCCAGCGACCAGCGTCGCTACTTCGTGCCGTGCCCGCATTGCTCGCACCGACAGTGGCTGCGCTTCGAGCAACTGCGCTGGGAGAAAGGTCAACCGGAAACGGCGGCCTACATCTGTGAGTCCTGCGATGAGCCGATTGCCGAGCATCACAAGACCTGGATGCTGGAGCACGGCGAGTGGCGGGCGATGACCAGCGACAGCTCGGGCAAGACGGCGGGGTTCCACCTGTCGTCGCTGTACAGCCCCGTGGGCTGGCGCAGTTGGCGCGACATCGCCGCCGCCTGGGACAGCGCCGTCAACAAGGAATCGGGGTCAGCAGCGGCCATCAAGACCTTCAAGAACACCGAGCTGGGCGAGACTTGGGTTGAGGAAGGCGAAGCACCCGACTGGCAACGGCTGGTCGAGCGCCGGGAGGACTACCGCATCGGCACCGTGCCGCAGGGTGGATTGCTCCTGGTGGGCGCGGCCGACGTGCAGAAAGATCGCATCGAAGCGTCCATCTGGGCCTTCGGGCGCGGCAAGGAATCTTGGCTGGTCGAGCACCGCGTGCTGATGGGTGATACCGCCCGCGACGTGGTGTGGAAACGGCTCGGCGAGTTGATCGCCGAGAACTGGACGCACGCCTCTGGCGCGGCGATGCCGCTGGCCCGTTTCGCGCTGGACACCGGCTTTGCGACGCAGGAGGCCTACGCCTTCGTGCGGGTCTGCCGCGATCCGCGTGTGATGCCGGTCAAGGGCGTACCGCGCGGCGCGGCGCTGATCGGCACGCCGACCGCCATCGATGTCTCGCAGGGCGGCAAAAAGCTGCGCCGGGGCATCAAGGTGTTCACGGTGGCGGTCGGTATCGCCAAGCTGGAGTTCTACAACAACCTGCGCAAGAGCGCGGATGTCAGCGAGGACGGCGTGACCACGGTCTTTCCTGCCGGGTTCGTTCACCTGCCCAAGATCGACGCGGAGTTCATCCAGCAGCTCTGCGCCGAGCAGTTGATTACCCGCCGCGACCGCAACGGCTTCCCGGTGCGCGAGTGGCAAAAGATGCGCGAGCGCAATGAAGCGCTCGACTGCTACGTGTACGCACGCGCCGCCGCATCGGCGGCGGGCCTGGATCGCTTCGAGGAGCGCCACTGGCGCGAACTCGAACGACAACTCGGGATGGAGCGGCCACCGGATGAGCCGCCCCCGATACAGACATTCGACCCCGACGAGGCCACCCACAGCGGTGGCCTCGCCGTTTCTGGCACTCGCAATGCCGGTCGGCGCGTGATCAAGAGCCGCTGGCTGACCAGATGAAGACCAATGGATAAGCGATGACCTACACCACCACGCAACTCGACGCATTGAAGCGCGCGCTAGCAACCGGCGAGCGCCGCGTGAGCTTCGGCGACAAGACGGTCGAGTACCGCTCGATTGAGGAACTGCAGGCCGCTATTCGCACGGTCGAGGCCGAGCTTGCCCGTGGCGCTGGCGCGAATCAGAAGCGCCAGATCCGGGTCACCACCAAGAAGGCCACCTGATGAGCTGGTTTTCCAAACTCCGGCGTGGCCTGTTCGGCGGCCCATCACCCACCTATGACGGCATCGGAGGTGGCCGACGCGCGATTGCATGGCAGGTCAGCAATCCAGGCGCGGTTGCCGCCCTGGCCTTCACCCAGAACGAGCTCCGCGCCAAGAGCCGCGATCTGGTGCGGCGCAATGCCTGGGCGGCGGCCGGTGTCGAAGCCTTCGTCGCCAACGCAATCGGCACGGGCATCAAGCCGCAGTCGATACTCACAGACAACGCACTGCGGGAAACCATTCATTCGCTCTGGTGGGACTGGTGTGAAGAGGCGGATGCAGCTGGCTTGACCGACTTCTATGGCCTGCAAGCACTCGCCTGCAGGGCGATGCTGGAAGGCGGAGAGACCTTGGTACGCCTGCGCTATCGGCGCCCCGAAGATGGTCTGGCAGTCGGCCTGCAGCTCCAGTTGCTGGAGCCCGAACACCTGCCTACGACGATGAACCTGGATCTTCCGTCCGGCAATGTGGTCCGGGCCGGCATCGAGTTCGACCGCCTCGGGCGGCGCATCGCCTACCACCTATATCGCTCGCATCCAGGTGATGGTGCACTGGCGCCCATGTCCGGCACGGGCGGCATGGACACCGTGCGCGTACCTGCCGACGAGATCATCCACCTGTTTCGTCCGCTTCGTCCAGGTCAGATCCGGGGCGAGCCCTGGCTGGCGCGGGCACTGGTCAAACTCAATGAGCTGGACCAGTACGACGACGCCGAACTGGTGCGCAAGAAGACGGCGGCGATGTTCGCCGGCTTCATCACCCGCCTCGTGCCCGAGGACAACCTTATGGGCGAAGGTCTGGCGGACGCCAACGGTGTGTCGCTGGCAGGACTGGAACCCGGGACCTTGCAGCTGCTGGAGCCTGGTGAGGACGTCAAGTTCAGCCAACCGGCAGACGTCGGCGCCAGCTACGCCGAGTTCCTGCGTATGCAGTTCCGGGCAGTCGCCGCTGCGATGGGTATCACCTACGAAATGCTCACCGGTGATCTGACGCAGGTGAACTATTCGTCGATCCGAGCCGGCTTGCTGGAGTTTCGCCGTCGCTGTGAGGCGATCCAGCATGGCGTGATCGTTCACCAGCTCTGCCGCCCCATCTGGCGGGCATGGATGGAACAGGCCGCGCTCGAAGGCGCACTCGATCTCCCGGGCTTTGGCGGCCGCAAGCGGGAATACCTGGCCGCGAAATGGATTCCGCAGGGCTGGCAATGGGTCGACCCGAAGAAGGAATTCGACGCAATGCTCACCGCGATCCGCGCAGGGCTGCTGTCCCGTTCCGAAGCCATCTCGGCCTTCGGCTACGACGCCGAAGACATCGACCGCGAAATCGCGGCCGACAACCGGCGGGCCGACGAACTCGGTCTGGTTTTCGATTCCGACCCGCGCCACGACAAAGCGCCCGTCAACGCTGCGGCGACGGCCAGCCCGGCTCCGCCGCAAGAACCCCAGGACAACTGATATGCAGCTCGTACACCTGGCGTCCCGTCTCTACGGGACGCCGCTTCTCATTGCGCGTTCGAAACTGGACGTGATCCTGTCCGTTCTCGGCGCGCGCATCGGACTGCCGGACATCGATGCCGCCGTATCGCTACCCACCCCACAGGCTGCTTCTGCAATGGCGCAGCCCGGCATCGCGATCATCCCCGTGCACGGCACGCTAGTACGACGGGCGATCGGTCTGGAGGCGGCGTCTGGCCTGACGTCCTATGGCGAGATCGCTGCACGCCTCGACGCCGCGCTGGCGGACCCACAGGTCAGCGGCATCCTGCTCGACCTCGACTCACCCGGTGGCGAAGCCGGTGGCGTGTTCGAGCTGGCCGAGCGGATTCGCGCTGCGAACGGCATCAAGCCGGTCTGGGCGCATGCCAACGACTCGGCCTACTCGGCGGCTTATGCCATCGCAGCCGCCGCATCGCGCTTGACCCTGTCGCAAACCGCCGGCGTGGGCTCCATCGGCGTCATTGCGCTGCACGTCGACCAGTCCATCAAAGATGCAAAGGACGGCATCGCCTTCACGGCGATCTATGCCGGCCACCACAAGAACGACTTTTCTCCTCATGCGCCGCTGTCGCCGCAGGCGGCTTCGACCCTGCAGTCGGAAGTAGACCGGCTCTACGGAATCTTCATCAGCCAAGTCGCACAGATGAGAGGTCTTGAGAGCGATGCGGTGCGGGCGACCGAAGCCGGCGTGCTCTTCGGGGAGGCCGCTGTGACGGCCGGCCTGGCCGACGCCGTGATCAGCCTCGATCAGGTCCTGGTCGAGTTTTCCAACGCACTGGGTGCACAGCGCCGCCTGGCGACACCGAGTGCAGGTACTGCGAGGCGCGGCCCACTCGCCCGCGCCTCGCCCATGTCACTGAAAGCCAGCCCGCAGTTTTCCAGCCATCACTACTCTCATTTGGAGCAGACCATGACCGATCACGAAAACCCCAGTCCCCCGGACGAACCTACGCCGGAGACCACGCCAGATCCGGCGGACACCCCGGTGCAACAGCCTCCCGCGCCACCCATGGCAGCCGCGCATGCTGGAGCGCTCACCAATGGACGGATCGAGGCACAAGCCATCGCCGAGATCTGCCTGATAGCTGGGGCGCCGCAGCGCACAGCGGAATTCCTCGCCTCCGGCATAACCGAGGCCCAAGTCCGCCGCGCACTGCTCGAGGCTCGCGCCGACCAGCCCGAGATTGCCTCGCGCATCACCGCCGATGCGGGAGCCACCGTCCGACCGGAAAGCAGCCCAGTCGTTGCCGCCGTCAAGAAACTCGCCACGAAGGAGTAAGCCATGCCTGCCATTCGGGAAACCAACAACCTCGGTGATCTCCTCAAGTACGAGGCACCGAATCTCTATTCCCGCGACCTGGCCACGGTCGCTGCCGGACAGAACCTACTGCTCGGCGCCATCGTCGGCCGCGACAGCACGACCGGCAAGCTGAAGGTGCTCGCCCCGGCCGCCACCGATGGCACCGAGAACGCCGTTGGCGTGCTCGCCGCCGACGTGGACGCGACCCTGGTCGACCGCGAGGACGCGCTGCTGATCTCCCGCCACGCCATCGTCGCCAGCCATGCGCTGCTCTGGCCCGTCGCCATCACCCCCACCGAGAAAGCTACCGCGATCGCTCAGCTCGAAGCGCGTGGCGTCCTCGTCCGAGTCGCCGCCTGATTTAGGAGACACACCATGCAGAACCCATTCACGAATCCCGCGTTCTCGATGGCGGCGCTCACGGCGGCCATCAACATTCTCCCTAACCGCTATGGCCGCATCGAGGATCTCGGCCTTATGCCGGCCAAGCCGGTGCGCCAGCGCCAAGTCATCGTTGAGGAGATGAACGGCGTGCTGAACCTGCTGCCCACACTGCCGCCGGGAGCCCCGGGCACAGTCGGTGTACGCGGCAAACGCACCCTGCGCTCGTTCGTGATTCCGCACATCCCGCACGACGATGTCGTCCTGCCTGAGGAGGTTCAGGGCATCCGCGCCTTTGGCTCGGAGACTGAAACGGAAGCCGTCGCGGGCGTCATCGCACGGCATCTGGAGACCATGCGCAACAAGCACGCGATCACGCTGGAGCACCTGCGCATGGGTGCGCTCAAGGGCGTCATCCTAGATGCCGATGGCTCCGTGCTGTACGACCTGTTCGACGAGTTCGACATCACGCCGCAGACCATCGCCTTCGACCTCGGCAATGCCGGCACCAATGTGAAGGCGAAATGCCTCGCAACCCTGGCCGCGATCGAGGACAACCTCAAGGGTGAGTTCATGAGCGGTGTGCACTGCCTGTGCTCGCCCGAGTTCTTCGCTGCACTGACCGGCCACGCCAAGGTCGAGAAAGCCTTCGAGAACTGGCAGCAGGGCGCCATCCTGATCAACGACGTGCGCCGAGGATTCACCTACGCCGGTATCACCTTCGAGGAGTATCGCGGGCAGGCGACGGACCCATCCGGCACTACCCGGCGCTTCATCGCGGCTGGCGAGGCCCACGCCTTCCCGCTGGGTACGGTCGACACCTTCGGCACCTACTTCGCGCCTGCCGACTTCAACGAGACGGTCAACACCATCGGGCAGACGCTCTATGCAAAGCAGGAGCCGCGCAAGTTCGATCGCGGCACAGACCTGCATACCCAGTCCAACCCGCTGCCCATGTGCCACCGCCCTGGTGTGCTCGTGAAGCTGACGGTGTGATGGTGCGCATCGAAGCTTTCTACGACGCCGCTGGTCGGTCTGGCTTGCTTGTGGATGCGGAAATCGATGGCCACACCATTGCCGTCGACTTCCGCTCGCCAGACGAAACCGTGCTCGACGGGCTGGCCCTGTCTACCGACTACACGATCCGCTTTCCAGCCTCGGCGCTGCCGAGCCTGGCGGCAGGAGACACCGTGTCTATCGGTGGCAGCAACTACCGCGTCCGCGATATCCGCAGCATCGGCGACGGCAGCGAACGCCGCGCGTCACTCTCTCGCCTCTGAGGACTCCTGCTCATGAACTCCATCCGCGAGCGCATCTTGCGAGAGGTCGTTGCGCGCCTCACTGCCGGGGTGGCGCCCGCGCCGGTACTGCGCTTTCCGACCGTGCCGGTGACGCGGGAGGCCAGTCCCGCGCTGCTGGTATTTGCCGAAGGCGACAGCATTACTGCACATGCCAACAACCTCGTCGACCGCCTTCTGAGCGTGCGCCTGGTTGCCGTGGCGCGTGGCGACGACGCCTTCGACCAAGTCGACCTGGCGGTGGTCGCCGCCCACGCAGCCCTGATGAGCGACTGCAACCTTTGCGGCCTTGCCCTGGCACTGCGCGAGGTTGACTGCGAGTGGGACCCGGAGGACGCCGACGTCGGGGCCGTCGCGCTGCCGGCCTGCTACGAGATCCGCTATCGCACCCATGCACTTGATCTGACCCGAACTGGATAAACCGACATGAACATCGAACTACTGAAACCCCACACCCACGCCGGAGTGCGCTATGCCCCCGGCGTGCACCTGGACGTCGACGAGGCCACCGCACGATGGCTGATCGACCACGCCGTCGCCCAGGAAGTCGCAGTGGCCGACGCCGCCCCAAAGCTCGCCACCCCCGTTCGTAAAGGAGACTGACCATGCCGTACTTTTCTGGACAAGGCCGGGTGTACATCGGCGCCCGCGACACCGCCGGCAACCCGCAAGGGCTGAACTTCGTGGGCAACGTGCCCGAGCTCAAGGTGTCGCTGTCGGTGGAAACCCTGGAGCACCAAGAATCGACCAGCGGCCAGCGCCTGGCCGACCTGCAACTGATCAAGACCAAGAAGGGCGAATTCGCCTGCACGCTGGAAGAACTGATCGCCGTGAACCTGGGGCTCGCGTTGTACGGAACGACCACCGACCAGGTCAGCGGTACGGTTACCGCCGAGGCGCTGCCCAATCCGATCACGGTCGGCAGCCTGTACCTGCTCGCCAAGCAGAACGTCTCGTCGGTAGTGGTCAAGGATGCTTCGGCCACTCCCAAGACGCTGCCGGCGGGCCAGTACAGCCTCAACGCCAAGCACGGTTCGCTGTCGATCACGGACAAGACCACGGGCGGCCCCTTTGTGGAGCCGTTCAAGGTCGACTACGCCTATGGCGCGGCCCAATCGACGGCGCTGTTCACCCAGCCGCTGCCCGAGCGCTGGGTGCGCTTCGAGGGCTTGAACACCGCCGACAGCAACCGCGAGGTGGTGATCGACCTGTACCGCGTCGCCATCAACCCGGCCAAGGAGCTGTCGATCATCACCGAGGAGTTGCTCAAGTTCGAGCTCTCCGGGCAGGTACTGGCCGACACGCTCAAGCCGGCCGCCGGCGATCTCGGCCAGTTCGGCCGCATCGTGCTGCTGTGAAGGAGCTGCCAATGACCCCTTCCTATCTCGATGTGCTCGTGCCGCAGGCTCAGGTACTGGAGCTGGCCGGGCAGCGCCTGACCATCAGCCCGCTGGTCGTCGGTGAACTGCCGGCGATGCTCAAGGCCGTGCGGCCTTTTGCCGAACAGTTGACCGGCGAACCGGACTGGCTCGCCTTGCTCTGTGACCACGGCGACGCCTTGCTGGCTGCACTGGCGCTCGCCAGTCGTCAGCCGCGCGATTGGGTGGACGCCTTGGCGCTGGACGATGCGATCACGCTGGCCGCCGCCGTGTTCGGGGTAAATGCCGATTTTTTCGTGCGCCGGGTCGCGCCGAAGGTCGGCGAGCTGGCGCAGAGCCTGAACGGCCGCCAGGCTGGATCGACGCCGTCGCGCGCCTGATTCGCAGCGGCCACCGCTACCCGGACATCCTGGGTTACACGCTGGGACAGATGAACGCTTTCCTGGCTGCCGACGGCCGTCTCGAATACGAGCGCCTCTCCACCCGGTTGGCGGTCATGACCGCCGCCGCCCAGGGGAGCCGCGACGGTATCCGCCAGCTGCAAGCCGAGCTCCATCAAGGAATGCGCGATGAAGATCGATCTGGTCGCTGAGGGCCTACTGGACCGGCGGCGTTTCAACGCCTGGCAGGCCGATACCCACAAGGCGATCCACGCCGCCGTTGCCCGCGCGATGCGCGACAGCGGCAAGGATATGGCCGAACAGATACGCGGCGAGATGCGTGCCAGCTTCCGGACGGCCAGCCCCAAGTTCCTGCGCTCGATGCACGCCAAGGTGTTCGACCGCAAAACCAACGAGCTTCCGGCCCTCTACCTCGGCTCGAAGGTGTCGTGGCTGGGCATCCACGAACAAGGCGGGACGATCCGAGGACGGATGCTGATCCCACTGCTACCGCAACACCGGCGCATCGGACGCAAGGCCTTCGCCCGGGTGATCGATGCGCTGATGCGATCCGGCAATGCCTGGTTCGTCGAGAAGAACGGCCAGCAGATCCTGATGGCCGAGAACCTTGCCGAGAACGCCCAACCACTCGCGCGTTTCCGCCGAGCCGAGCGGGAGCGGACTGGTACGAAGCGGCTGCGGCGCGGACAGGAGATTCCCATTGCCGTGCTGGTACGGCGCGTGAGCTTGAAAAAACGTTTCGACCTCAACCGTGCGGTGCGGGTCGAGCTTCCCCGCCTGACGGCGGCCATCCGCAAGGCAATGGCAAAGGTTTGAACGATGGCGAACAACCGTGCCCAGATCCTCATCACTGCAGTCGATGAGACGAGACGGGCTTTCCAGTCGATCAATGGCAGTCTTTCTCAGCTGCGCGACCAAGCCGGTCAGGTCGGAGCTGTCCTGTCCCGCATTGGCGGCGCCATCGGGGTTGGGCTGGGCGTGCGCGAACTGGTGGAGGTCGCCGACCAGTACAAGAACCTGCAGGCCCGTCTGCGGCTGGCAGTCGCCTCGCAGCAGGAGTTCAACCGCGCCGATGCCGCGTTGTTCGAAATCGCGCAGCGCAACCGCGCGCCCCTGGCCGAAACCGTCACGCTCTACGCGCGGCTGGCACCGTCGGTGCAGGCATTGGGGCGTTCGCAGGCGGACGTGCTGGCCGCCACCGATGCCATCGGCCAGGCGGTATCTCTGTCCGGCGCGTCCAGTGAAGCGGCGGCTGGGGCGTTGCTGCAACTGGGGCAGGCCTTCGCCTCGGGTCAGCTGCGTGGCGAGGAGTTCAACTCGGTCATCGAGCAGACACCGCGTCTGGCGCAAGCCATCGCCGACGGCATGGGCGTGCCACTGGGGAGTCTGAGGAAGCTCGCCGAAGAAGGCAAGATTACCTCCAAGGCAGTGCTCGACGCCTTGCTCAAGCAGCGTGGGCGCCTCGCCGAGGAATACGCGAGCCTGCCCGATACGGTCTCGGGCGCACTCACCCGACTGAAGAACGCTTTCCTGCGCGCTTTCGGCGAGCGGGATTCCAATTCGGGGCTTACAGCAGGCCTCGCGCAGGCCCTCCAACTCGTCGCCCAGCATCTGGAACTGCTGATCGATCTGGCCGGCGTCGTTCTGGTCGCCGCCTTCGGCCGGATGGCGAGCGCGTTTGCGACCAGCATTGCCGCCGCCCGCGCCGAAGCGGCGGCGCGGCTGGCCAACCTGCGCACACTCGAAGCTGAGGCACTGGCGCGGGTGCGCGTGGCCGATGCTGCCTTGGCCCAGGCGCGGGCGCAAGGCCTCGCCGCCAGCGCCCTGGTCACCGACGCGGCCAAGGCCCGACTGCAAGCCACCGCCGCCACCAATGCCGTGACGCAGGCCGTCGCTTCCACATCGCTGCTGGGGCGTGCGGCGGGGCTGTTGCGTGGCGCTCTGGCGCTTCTGGGTGGCCCCATCGGTTTGATTGTGACCACGGTGACGCTGCTGGCGGGCGTGCTCTATTCAGCTCGCAATGCGGTGGTCGAGTTCGGTGGCAAGACCGCGTCGATCAAGCAGATCGTTGTCGCCACTTGGGATCTGGTGGTCGAGAAGGTCGGCGAAGTCGTCAGCGTCCTGGGGCGGCTGGTGGGCACCAACGATCTTTCTTGGGCCCGCGTGCGCGAGGTGATGGTCGGCGCACTCAAAACCATCGGCACGGCGATCCGCACGATGGTCAATGGCGTCATTGGCGCGTTCAACGCGGTCGGCAGTGTCGCGGGCATCACGGCGGCCTTCCTGGTCGAGCGTTTCCGCAACGCCTTCTCCGACATCGGCGATCTGGCGCAGGCCTTGGGTCAGGACGTAGCCGCTGCCTTCAGCGGCGACTTTTCGATGCAGTCGCTGCGCGCCGTCCTCGGCCGCCGACTCGGCGAAATGCGCGACTTCGGCAAGGAACTGGCGGGGACCGTGCGCGACGCGGTCACCCGCGACTATGTCGGGGAGGCCGCCCAGGCCATCGCCCACCGTATCCGACCCGAGCAAAACCAGCCCGGCGTCTTCGGCCGTCCGCAACAGCCCTCCAAGCCGACGCCCGACAAGGCTGTCGAGGCCGCCAATCTCGCCCTCGTCGAAGCACGGGCCGAGGCTGAACTCAAGGTTCTTAAGGACGGACTGGATCGTCAGGCTCGTGCCCTCGAAGCGGCCCTCGAAGACCGGCTGATTGCCTTCAAGGACTACTACGCCGCCAAGACGCAGGTCGAGCAGCAGGAAATCGACGCCGAAATCCGCCGGTTGCAAGTCTCACTCGCGGAACAGCAGCGCCTGGAAAAATCGGGACGCGACGAACCCACCCGTCTCAAGGCCAAGGGTGAAGTTGCCAAGCTCGAGGCGGATCTCACCGTCCTCAACCACAAACGCGCCGATGTCGAGATCGCCAATGCCCGCAAGGCCGCCCAGGCCGAGCGCGAACTGCGCGAGGAGTTGGCCAAGGTTCGCGATGAACTGCTTGATCTCACCGGTGCAGCGACCAGCCAGGATCGGCGCGCGGCCATCGAGCGGCAGTACCAGACCCTGATCGAGCGGCTGCGTGCCGAGGGCAATACCGAAGGGGTGGCCACGGTCGGTCGGCTGATCGACGTCAAATCGGCGGCCGCCGATCTCGCCGACTACGAGCGCCAATTCAACGATGCGCTCTCTCGGATGCGCGCCTCGGAGGAGTCGATCAACCTGCAGCGGCAATCGGGGCTGCTCACGGAATCGCAGGCCCGCCAGCAGATCCTGGCGCTGCACCGGCAGACCGGCCAATCGCTCGACGCGCTGCTGCCGCAGTTGGAGGCGGCCGCCACGGCCATCGGCCCGGATGCCGTCGCCCGGGTGCAGGCCTGGAAGAACGAGATCGCGCAGGTGAAGCTGGTCGCCGACAACGTGGCGGTGGCCATCGACGGCGCGGTGCAGGACGGTTTCGCGCAACTCTTCCAGGACATCGGAAGCGGCGCGAAGTCGGCCAAGGACGCGTTCGCGGATTTCGGCCGCTCGGTGCTGCAGACGATCAACCGGATCGCCTCGCAGAAACTGGCTGAAGCATTGTTCGGCAGCCTGATGGGAGGCGGCACGGCAGGCAGCGCCGGCGGATTGGGGGCGTTGATCTCGTCTTTCTTTGGGTTCGCGTCTGGGGGCTACGTGACTGGCCCTGGCACCTCGACCAGCGACTCCATCCCGGCGCGGCTCTCCCACGGCGAGTACGTGGTCAATGCCCGTGCGGTGAGCCGACTCGGGTTGTCGTTCCTGGACGCCATCAACGGCTTGTCTGCCGGGCCTCGCATCCAAGGCGGGCGCTTGGCCTTTGCCGCCGGTGGCCTGGTGCCGGAAGCCCCAGCTCAACCGGCCTCGAACCGAAACATCCGCATCGTCAATGTGATCGACCCGGCGATGGCTGCCGATTACCTCAACAGCAGCGCCGGCGAGCGCACGGTGATGAACCTCATCCAGCGTAACGCCTCGTCGGTGCGCAACATTCTGGGACGCTGAATATGGCCTGGACTTCCGGCACGGCAACGAATGCCGCCGATCTTTTCAACAAGCTGATCACCTTTTTGACCGCCGATGCGGTGCTGGCCGCCGTGGGCGAGGCCTGGACCCTGCTGCGTCGCGACACCTTCATGGCGGACGCAAAACGGGATCTGGTCGAACTGCGCGGCCCCGGTTCCTCGGCGGGCGATGCGATCTACGTGCAGATCTGCCTGTTCGCCGACGCGGCAGCGCCTGCCCATTCGATCCGCGTGCTCGGCTCGCAGTCCTGGCAAAGCGCCGTTGCGATCAGCACACCCGAGGGTCAACCGGGCAGTCTGCTGTCAGGCGCGGGTGCGCTGGGCATCGTGCCGAGGATGCCAGTGTTCAACAGCGCGGTGAGCTACTGGTTCGTCGCCAACGGCCGGCGCTTCATCGTGGTGGCGAAGTCCTCGGCCTACTGGGGCGCCCTTTACGCCGGATTCTTCCTGCCTTACGGCACACCATCGCAGTACCCGTACCCGCTGTTCATCGGGGCTAACACCTCGCGCGGCGACAACTACCAAAGTTCGGATCTCGACATCGCTAACAGCGCCTTCTGGCGCAACGACGGCGAATACGGCAGCTACAGCGCGGCGATCCTGCAGCCGGGCGGCGGCTGGGTCGGCACGAACCGCTTCGATACAACTTACACAGGCCGCACGTGGCCATGGGCGATGTCGCTGGAGACCAGGAAAAACAGCGTAGGGCGCTACGACATGGGCAACCTCACGCAGTTGCCGAGCGGGGCGAGTCCTCTGCTGCCGGCCATCCTCTACGACTGCGCGACCTCGCGTGCCTTCAACGTCTGGGGCGAACTCCAGGGCGTGTTTGCCGTGCCGGGTTTCAGCGTAGCCGCAGGGGACACCGTGACGGTGGGAGGCACATCCCATCTGGTCGTGCAGGCGGCAACTTCCACCAATGCGGCGCGCTTTGCCGCCATTCAACTAGCTTGAGGCGATTCAATGGCCTACATCACCGGCGCGTCGGCAGACATCAACACGCTGCTGACCGCCATCAAGAATTTCGCGATCGCCAACGGCTGGACGGCCAATGCAACCGACACCTTCACGCTGACGTTTCCGACCTACGGATCGAATGGCGGCGCCACGCACGCCGGCACGATGTCGATGATTTCCTCGGTCAGCAGCTCCGATGCGTACAAGAACCAGGCGGAAACGAGCCTGATCGCGAACCGGGTCGTGCTGACCAAGAATGGCGTGTCCTACCAACTGTTCGCGGTCAACAAAAAGCTCGTCAAGAACGGCGTCAGTGGCACCTACGCCTGCCTGGAGGCCTGGGTGTGCGACGGCTTCGCTGCCGGCACGGCCGCCAACCTGCAGACCAACAACCGCAAGTTCGTCATGGTAGGTCCCTTGGCCACCTCGCTCTATGCCTACCACCTGTTCTCCAACGGTGACTTCGTGCACGTGGTGATCGAGGAAATGCCGGGCCGATTCCGCCATCTGTCCTTCGGCTTCATCAACAAGTACGGTGCGTTCGCTGGGGGACAGTACCTGACTGCAAGCTGCCCCGTCGAGGCATCCACGACCACTCCCTACGCTTTCAACACCTCGAATCACTCAATCCCCTTCGGATCGAACGGTCAAGCGACGTCGCGAGCGGCGCTCGCATCGAACGGCTACCCAGGCAGCTACGTCCGGGCCGACATCGATGGCTGGGCGGTCGGCTGGCGCCTGTTGTCTACCAACTATTGGGATACAGCCAACCTCGATGCCTACGGCTGCTCGACGTACTCCAACTCGGTGAACAACCGCGCGGGCTATATCTCGGGAGGGCCTCAGGTTTCCTTCCATACCCTGGCACACGATCTGGCCTACCACTGCTCGCCGCAGAGCTACAACGGCCTGGCGCCGATGATGCCGTGCTACGTCGGCGTGAACCGCACTCCATACGTCGGCACCTGGACGCTGCTCGGCGAGTTCCCCGATGTGCGCTTTCTGAACATCGCCAACTTCAATTCGGGCGACGAGCTGACCCTTGGCACCGACGTGTGGAAAATCTTCCCGCTTTGGAACAAGGCCTACACGATCGGGGTGGAGCCGATCAGCTACGACTACGGCGTGGCCTACCGCAAGGTGGTGTGAATGCCTGACTTCGCCGGGGCTTTGAGCTCTGCCATCCTGGGCGGCGCGGCGGGCGCGGGCATGAATGCTCTGTGGGACCTCGGTCGTCCCGGATATTTCGAGCCGGCCACCGCCGTCGCCGCAATCATCGGCGCGGTGGGCGTCATCGCCAGTGGCCAGCCCTCGCCCGAGGCCCTGATCGCCCACACCGGTGCGCACTGCGGTTCGTTCTCGGACGACTACTACCACCGGATCTACCTCCAGCCTTCTCGGATCGAGTTCGGTAACCTCGTCATCCCCGCGACCCGTACCGTCGAGGTCTGGAACGCGTTCCTCAACCCGGTGACGATCTTCCAGCTCGACGGCGACACCGAGGGCCTGTCCCTGGGGTTCTTCCCCCCTGCGAGGATGCGGGGACTGGAGGACATCTTCTATGAGGTCACGGCGACGCTGGACGGCCCGAGCTTCGTCGATACGCTGCTGACGCTGCATTTCTCAGCCGGCGGCACGCGGAATTTGGCGATCAGCTATGGCCGGGTGCTGGTCATGGGGCTGCCGCAGGACTGGCAAGGTGGCTTCACCGAGCGGCTGGAGTGGCTCACTGACGTGCTGACGATGCGCGACGGCGGCGAGCAGCGGATTCGGCTCCGCGCCGATCCCCGTCGCTCATTCGAGTTCGACGTGCTGGAGTACGGCAATGGCGGGCAACTGGATCTGCTGATGAACGTCTGGCAGTCGCGGGTATATGCCGTGCCGGTATGGACCGACAAAGCCTGGCTCACGACAGCCATCCATCCCGGCGACACGGCGCTGGCCGTGAGCACTGCGGATCTGGACTACCACGCCGGGGGGCTCGCCATCGTCGGATCGCCAGCAGGCTCCACCGAGGCGCTGGAAGTCCTGTCCCTGACCTCCGGGACGATCACGCTCAAGCGACCTGGCCCGAAGGCTCCTGGATCGCACCGGCCCGGCTGGGGCGGTTGCCCGCCCAGCAGACCGTCACTCGGCCAACGGCGGCGATTTCGCAGGCCAAACTGCGCTTTGAGCTGGAGGATCTGGCCTCGACGGTGGCGGCGACGAGTTCACCGACTCAGTACCGAACCTACGACACGCTGCTGCGGCACCCCAACAGGGTCGAAGATGTCAGCATCGATTACCAGAGGCTCGTCGACGTGTTCGATCACGACACCGTTACGCCGGCCGTGATCGACATCCCGAATCGTCCCTTCATCTTGCGCCGCTACCAGTTTCTGCTGCCGGATCGCGCCGACCTCACCGCGATGCGGGGCTGGCTCGCCGCCCGTGCAGGTCGGCAAGTGCCTTTCTGGGTACCGACCTGGGAGCGTGGCCTCGAAGTCGCCCAGCCCTTTACCTTGGATGCAACGGAAATTCTGGTCCAAGCCCGGGGCTTCGCCACCTACTACCAGGCCATGCCCGGCCGGCAGGACGTGGCCTTTCTGCACAACGACGGGTCTTGGACCCTGCGCCGGATAACCGCCTTCGAGTTCGTGGACGGGGTCGTGGAACGGATGCGGATCGATGCCGCGCTGGGACGGGCCTGCGCGCCGTCCGATTTGCGGATCGTCTGCTTCCTGGAACTGGCCCGGCTGGAGAGCGATGCCGTGGAAATATTCTTCGAGACGAATCGCGTGGCGCGCGTGACCCTGCCCATTCGGAGCATCAACGGATGACCTATCAGAGCATTGAGGCGAGCCTCCATTCGGGGCAGCCGGTCGAGTTGTACCGGTTCGCTCTGGGCGCCACTGTCTGGTGCTACGCGTCGGCACGAAATGCCGTGACCTACAACGGGGAGAAGTACATCCCGGCGCCGATCCGGCGCTCGGAGATCGAGCAGACGCAGGAATTCGGCCGCGCGATGCTGAACCTGGAGGCAGCGCTCGACATTGGTGTCGTGCAGTCCTTCATCGTGACCCCGCCCGATGGGGTGCTGTCGCTCACCATCTTTCGCCAGCATTTGACCGATCCGGGCGCCGAGTTCATCACCTGGTGGAAGGGGCGCGTCGTGTCGGTGGTGTTCAGCGGCGTCACGGTCCAGATGCGCTGCGAGCCGATCTTCACAACGCTCAAGCGCTCGGGGCGCCGGGCGAACTACCAGATCAACTGTCGCCACCCGCTGTACCACGGCGGCTGCAAGGTCAACGCGGCCGACTACAAGACGGCCGGTATCGTCGAGAGCGTGGCGGGGCTGGAGGTAACCGCGTCCGTCTTCCTGCCCAAGCCAATTGCCTGGTTCGTCGGCGGCCGGCTCATGGCCGCCGGGGCACAACGGATGATCGTCGCTAGCTCCGGCGGCGCGGTGACCCTGTCAGCGCCGATTCCAGGCCTGAAGGCCGGCGACGCGTTTGAGGCGTATCCGGGCTGCGACCACACGCTCGCGACCTGCGCCGCCAAGTTCGGCAACCAGCTGAACTACGGCGGCTTTCCCTACATTCCCCTGAAAAATCCCTTCTCGGGGGATGCCATCGTTTGAGGTGCCGCCATGTGGCAATACCTGATCGTGTGGGTGATCACGACGGTCCTGTCGTCGCTGCTTGCCCCGAAACCCAAGACCACCACGTCGCAACCCGGCGATGTCGATGCCCCTGTTGCCGCGACCGACAGCCCGATCCCGGTGCTATTCGGCACGCGGACGATCAAGCAGCCGAACTGCGTCTGGTTCGGCGATGTGCGCGCGACGCCGATCAAGAGTAGTGGAGGCGGCAAGAAATGACCGTATTGATAATCGCCACCCATCTCGATGCCAAGGCTCTCGGCTACTGCAACGCTGGGCTACGCCGATGGTTTCCACGTGACGGCGTGACTTTTGATGATTTTCGCCAGCAGGGCGTGAGCACCGACTGGCTACGAGCCACCGGAGATGCAATGGCCATCCGACTGGCCGAGTACGTCGAGCAGCAGGCCCTTTCCGTAACGAATGAGGGAGCCAAGGCATGAACGGCGGCGGTAAAGGCAGCAAGAGCGTCACGGTCGGCTACCGCTATTACGCGGAGATGCATCTGGCGCTGTGCCACGGTCCGGTCGATTCGCTCAACAGGATCGTGGTCGGCGAGCGCACAGCGTGGTCGGGGTCGTTGACGTCCGGCGGACGGATCGCCATCGATCAGCCGAACCTGTTCGGCGGCGACGAGCGCGAAGGTGGCATCGTCGGTGCCGTGGATCTGGTGATGGGCAATGCCTCGGACGGTCAGAACGACTATCTCATCTCCAAGCTGGGCGCCAATGTGCCGGCTTTCCGGGGCGTGGTGTCGCTGGTGCTGCGTCAGCCGCAACTGTCGGCGATGAACCCCTATATCAAGCCTTGGAGCGCCGAGCTCACGCGGATCATCCGGCGCTCCGACGGCTCACCGCAGTGGTACTCGGACAAGGCCGCCATCGCCGGTGACATGAATCCGGCGCACATCATCTATGAGTGCCTGACCGACCGGACCTGGGGCCGCGGCTACAGCTCGGCCGAGATCGACGACGCATCGTTTCGCGCCGCCGCCGACACGCTCTACGCCGAGAGCTTCGGGCTCTCGATCCTGTGGGACCAGCAGCAAGACATCGAGGCGTTCATCGAGCGCATTCTGCAGCACATCGACGGCTCGATCTATGTGAGCCCGCGCACCGGGCTGTTCACGTTGAAGCTGACCCGCGACGACTACGATCCGGCCTCGCTCCTGGAGCTGAACCAGACCAACGTGATCCGACTGGAGTCCTTCGAACGGACCTTGCCCGAGGAGCTGATCAATCAGGTCACGCTGTCCTACCACGACCGCACGACCGACAAGAGCGTGTCGATCTCGGTGCAGGACATCGCCGGCATCGAACGGTCCTTTGGCGAAATCAAAGATGCCAAGGTCAGCTACGAGGGCGTGGCCAATGGCGCTCTGGCTGCGCGCCTGGCGATGCGGGATCTGCGCCAACTGTCGGCCACCCTAGCGAAGATCACGCTGGTGGCCAACCGCACCGCCGCCAGCCTCAACATCGGTGACGTGTTCAGGTTCTCCTGGCCCGAGTTGCGGATCGAGCAGTTGATCCTGCGAGTGGCGCAGATCAGCTACGGGACACTGGCCGACGGCCGGGTGCGGATCACCTGCGTCGAGGACGTGTTCGGCCTGCCCGATGCCGTTTATCTGGCGCCTGCGGAGAGCGGATGGGTCGATCCCCGGCAAGCGCCCATTGCCGCGAACTTTGTGTCGGTGAGCGAACTGCCGTATTGGACGATTGTTCACGAGCTGACGGGCGAGTCGGCTGCCGCCCAGGCCGAGATCGATCCGAACGGCGGGTTCCTGTCCGTCTCGGCCGTTCGCCCCACGGATGCGGCGATCAACTACGCGGTGCTAACCCGGCAGGGATCGGCGGCCTTCGAGAAGATCGGCGTCGGCGACTTCATCCCGTCCTGCGTACTCGCCAATGACATCGGGCAAACCGAGACGGTGTTGAACGTGCTCTACGGGGTCGATCTGGATCTGGTCATGCTGGGCACCTACGCGCAGGTTGGCAGCGAGTTGGTCGCAGTGAAGGCGGTCAATGTGGCCGCCAACACCGTGATGGTGGATCGGGGCGTGCTGGACACGGTGCCGGCGAAGCATTCGGCCGGTGCGCGGCTGTACTTCGTCGAAGACGGGCAGTTCTACAACACGAGCCAGTACCTGAGTGGAGAGACGGTGCAGGCCAAGGTGCTGCCTGCCACTGGTATGGGTGTTCTCGCCGAGGCGTCGGCGCCGACCCTCAGCTACACGTTCGCCAAGCGGCAGATCAGGCCCTATCCGCCCGGCAAGTTCAGGGTCAACGACCTCGACTACAGCCTGAGCTACATCACCGGGGCGGTGACGGTCAGCTGGGCGCACCGCAGCCGGGTGCTGCAGACCGCCTATCTGGTGACGCAGGGGGAATCGAATATCGGGCCAGAGCTCGGGACGACCTACACCGTGCGGATCTATGGCGAGGCGGGGACGCTCAAGCACACCGAAACGGGACTGATCGGCACGAGCTGGACCTATCCGATGGCCACCGAGATTTCTGAGAGCGGCCTGAATCGGCCGAACGAGAGACTCACCGTCAAGGTCGAGGCAATACGCGACGGCCACACCAGCTGGCAGACCCAACAAATCGACATCCCCGAGTGCCGGGGCTACGGGATGTTCTACGGGGCAAGTTATGGGGAATGACCCCGGCACAACGAATTGAGGAGGATGAAATGGCAGCGACACAAGGCCCTAATCTGGGCGTGAACTACGGCTGGACCGCCCGCGAGTCTGGGTGGAACACCGGAATGGATGCCAACCTGAAGCTGCTGGATGCGGTGCTGCAGTTGTCGGCGAAGTCGCGCACTTTGGCAACGCCGCCGACCACGCCTACGAACGGCGACCGGTACATCGTGGCACCCAGCCCTACCGGTGCGTGGGTCGGAAAAGCCGGCCAGATCGCCGTGCGCATTGATGCGGGATGGTCGTTCTACACCCCGAAGATCGGCTGGACCTGCTTCATCGAGGATGAGGGCGTGCTCTCGGCCTACAAGGCAACCGGCTGGAGCCCAGGGCTCGCTATCTGATCGTTCTTTTTTCACCCCTGAAACCCGCCCGCGAGGCGGGCTTCGCATTTCTGGAGACTACCGATGACTGATCCTGACAGCAAACCCGCGCTCGTCGAGAACATGCTCCTGTTGCGCAAGGAGGACTTCGACGAACTGCTTGCCCACGCCGCCGAACGCGGTGCCGAGCGTGTCCTGTCCCACATTGGCCTGGAAAACGGCCACGCGGCCCGAGACATCCGCGAGCTACGCGACCTGCTCGAAGCCTGGCGCGAAGCACGCCACACCGCGTGGCAGACCTTCGTGAAGGTGCTGACCACGGGCATCCTGGCCGCGCTGCTGGTCGGTGCCGCCATCAAACTCAAACTGATGGGAGGCCCCCAATGATCGAGACATTACTTGGTGGCCTCCTCGGTGGGGCCTTCCGTCTCGCCCCTGAAATCCTCAAGTGGCTCGACCGCAAGGGCGAGCGCGGCCACGAGCTGGCGATGCAGGACAAGGCACTGGAATTCGAGAAGCTGCGCGGCGCGCAGAGGATGTCGGAAATCGGTGCCGGAGCCGAGGCTGCATGGAACGTCGGGGCCATCGAGACACTGCGCGAAGCTGTCCGCACCCAAGGCGAGAAAACCGGCGTGCGCTGGGCTGACGCCTTGTCGATCAGCGTGCGACCGGTCATCACCTACTGGTTCATGGCCCTGTACTGCGCCGCCAAGACGGCGGCGTTCGCGGCCGCCGTGACCGCTGGCGCGGGCTGGAGTGTGGCGATCCTCCACGCCTGGACGGAGGCCGATCAGGCGCTGTGGGCCGGGGTGCTGAACTTCTGGTTTCTTGGGCGCGTGTTCGACCGGGTGCGCCCGTGA